AACATCCTATGGTGCCTATATATTCTATCATAACGTAGCCCGATAGGACAAAATCCCCTGGCTGAGGCTAATCAACCGAGCTTGTATTTCTACAAGCCCCCGCCTCTATAGGCGGTGGGTAGTTGACTTATATTAAATCTTCTAGAGCTTCTTTGAATTTGTAAATCGGCAAATTGCCAATAATATAATTCACCGGCAGAGTTTCTTTATAGATGATGAAAGCAGGTAGTTTACTGATCTGAAACTTACTCGCTAACTCGTACGATTCGTCTACGTCAACTTTAGCGAACTTAACTTTCCCGCTATAGTTATCTAGTAATTTCTGAAACGTATTCTCCTGAAACTCTTTGCAATTATCACACCAGTTAGCTGAGAACATCACTAACACTGGTTTTTTTGTTGTGTAAATTTCTTCAGCAAAGTTATTGTCATCTAGATTAATTACATTAGACATAGCGATCTCCTCCGAATAAAAAACAAACACAAGAGACTGTAAATCAATATCCTTCAGTAAAAAGAATAATAATTTACAATCCCTTGTGTTAAATAGGTGGCCAATATATAAAATAAATAAATAGCACTACCTATTTGATATAATTAATTTCTATATAAATCATTTAATTTTATAAATTTACAAGAAGACGTCTATGAACTCAGTATTGTGATAGACGTCGTAATGATATGGAATTATAATTTGATAAATTATATAAAGTAATTGTGAATGTTTGAAAACGGCCGAATCTGGTAACGAATCAACTAATAGATTATAATAATAGAATGTTGAAATTGTTTCTTTTGTGATCTTATCTTTAGACAAAACTGTCTTAGAAAGAAGATCAAATAAATTAATAATATTCTTTGGTATTTTATTATCTTTGATTAATAAAATAGATGATGGATTTTTAATGTAATTTAATAGATATTTGTAAGCTTCTGAAATTATTCTTTCACGATCATTAGTTGGTGATGGAATTAATTTGTAGTCTAAATATTTGAATTCATGGAAATCGGAGATTTCAACCGGCGAGAGCGTTTTTTCTGGGTCGAAAAAGTAAGAGTCTACCAAGCTCTTGCCGTTACCATTGTTAATCTTTAAATAATTTTCAATATTGAGTACTTTTTTGTTACTAATTTTGAAATCCGCCGGTAATCTATTATCTTTTCTACTAATTTCGATTAAATTATTAAAAATTCTATCGGCAAACTCTTCTTGAGATAACGGTATCAGATGCTTATACTGTTTCGATAATTCTTCAATTACATTATCTAATTCAGTATTCTCTTTTTCATAATTACCAGGAACAAATTCAAAGAATAACTTATTTTGAAACTCCGTAAAAGTGTTTCTAATAAGACCCATAAATAATAATTTTTGAGAATTTGGATTACAAATAATCTTTGAAAATGACTCTCTAAAATTATCTCTATGAACTTCATAAAAATATCTCATCAAATAAAGAAATGATAAATATAATAACATCATAATATGTAAAGGTTTATCTTTATATTTCTCATGTTCCTGTAACAATATTGAAAATATCTTTTTAATAACAAATGTAATATTATTAATGTGTAAATTTGACGATAAAATTAAAGATCTAAAATATGTTTCATCAATGTTAAAATTTCCAGGCATTAATATAGGACTTATTATCTTAACCTGCCCTTTACTACTAACTAGTAATTTACATTGATCTGAATTAAAAAATCTAAAATAGCTTAATGTATAATGTATTAAGCTAGATTTAATTGGTGTTGTCAAACATAAATTAAATATATCATCAAATTCTGATTTTTCTGTAAATTCAACTTGTGATTTAATTTCAATTTCTTTTTTGATTTGTTGATTTGTATCGGCCGACGGTACAAATTCAGTTATTTTTTTGTTCTCTTTAGGAGCTTCGGCCGGTTTCAATTTATCGGAATTATAAAGAATTTTTAAAGTCAAATCATGAGTCAGATAGTTACTATAAAATGAATTAATATGATTATACAATCTTAATACTTCATTTGTTGTTAGTAAAATCTTAAAATGATTTAAATCTCTCTCAAATTTAAACTCAATTTCCCACATCTGGCCGCTTTGTTGATCGGCAAGAAAATCTCTAAAATTCACAAAATGCAAATAATTCCTAAAAGCTTCTGCTTCATAATAATCCATGATTTTTGAATAAATTAATTCAGTTGATACCAACTTTAGAGCATTTGGACTAACAGGATCTTCTCGACAACTTTTAGCAACTATTCCTATTAGACCAACATCTGTTGTTAGAATTCTGTAAAAATCAATTTTCAACTTCAATATATGAAATTCTCGAATATAAGTAATTTTCATAATTCCAGTAAATGCATGATTATGCACAAACATATTAATGCAAGATAATTCCAACGTATATCGCCTCCCTGTTTACTTTAAAATTAAACATCGGGAACAGTATTTCTTTATAAAAAATGAAAATTTGGTTTTTATTAATTTTTAAACCGGCAAAGTGCATTATTAAACGTCGTTGTCCACGACATCTACTTCAGCGTCTGCGTAGCGCCAACGATAGCTCGAAAAAAGTGCTCGCGCGCGCAATATTTTTTTTCTTAAAAAAACAGAGGTAGATAATTAAAAAAATATTTATATTGTTTATTTGTCTTATAATAATATTAGTATCTCTTAATATAAATCATAAAAAATACATTAATATAATTTTAATTATTCATAAATAACAGAGATTCAATAAATCTTCTTTAATCTGAATCTATTGACTGAAACTTTTTTTAAATCTATAACCTGAGATATCCTTTTAATCTACTTCTAACCCTTTTTTATATCTCTCCACCCAGATCTATAAAAATTTTTCAGGTAATACCCTCCCCCTCCCAACCTCATTTTCTTAGTTCCTATTCTTATTCCTCTCTCTGTCTCTTCCTCTGTCTCTTTTCTTCTGTCTCTCCTTCGTCTCTCTTCCATTTCTATTTTCCTCTTTATTATCTCTTATAATTCCTCTCTATTTCCTATTTTTATTCCTATATTTTTTTCCGTCTCTGTTTCCTGTCTCTAGCTCCCCCTTCCCCTTTCCCTATACCTATTTATTAAATAGATTATTTCTTTATATTTTATGAAAAAATATTTTTCCTGTTCATTCTCAAGAATTTTCTTACGCCCGCTCTACTCCAGATCAACTTCTGCATAAAAGTATTTTTTGCGAAAAAAAGAGGCAAAGTCTAGCCGAAGAAAAGTAAGACTCAACGAAAAATCGAGTCCAAAATCTTAGATCATATCAGAGAAAGTTTGACTCAATTTTTAATTATAAGACGAAATCTTGAGACCGCTCGAGATACCGCTCGAGATGTAGATTTTGAGCTTTCATATAGAAATAATTAATACAATTAATTTTAAAATTTATTATTTCATATAGAAATAATATAGTATAACTATAAGAGTCAGACGGAGTACCCGTCTGACTCTTGTTGCCTCCGACTGTGGGAAAAGTGGCTAGTCGGAGAGCCTAAATAAAAAGGAGGATGCTATGAATGTAGGCATCCTACCGGGTCATTAGAAATTTAAAAAAATTAAATTTCGGGGAGCTGTCGCGGCTCTCCATTCATTATCTATTTTATTCAAAAAATATTTTTCTATTTTTGTATAGAAATAATACATTTAATACAAATTTATTTTTTTAACTTTATATACATAAATGGAGGATGTGTGAAACTTAGAGAACTCAGAACAGGAAATGAATCAGCATGGATTACACCAGCTAAAGAATATTGGGATACTGAAATTCACAACAGATGTGTTTCTGAAGGCTGGACAAATGAAGATGAAATGAAAACAAGCGCTAGAGGATATATTGATGATTTACAGACAACATATATAGCTTATAAAAGTGGCGCAGATGTTAATAGCTTACAAAGAGCTTTATTACCCATTTATGGATATATCAGCATGAAATACAATATGAATGTATCTGGAGATCCACCAACAATTCCAGAAATAGTTACTGATGACGATATAAGAAACTTTTATATTAACTGGACTGTGGATATTCCAGATAAAGAAAATTTGTTTACTTTAGAAGAAGATGAAGAAGATGAAGAAAAAGGAAAAGTTGTTCTGACTTCCACGTATAGTAATTTTAAGTCAACAATTGAAGGTGGAGTTTCTTCTGATTCTAGCGGACTTATAGCTATAGAAACGTCTCTTGCCGGTAATGTCAGACCTTTTATGATAAATCAATTATATGCTCAACCAGAAACAACATCTAATAATATTAATATTAAACAATTTGCATTAACTAATATGCACTTACAAGATGTATTAGATGAATTTAGTTTTAGCATTAAAGGAATTAATTCTTAAAAACTCTGTAAAATTATTAGTGATTTTTATTTTTTAAGGGGGTAAAATAAAGGAAAATGCCAGGTAATGCTAGATTAACAGATATTTGGGTTGGTGTCTGTCTAGTGCATCCACCGATTCCAGTTATAGGAATGTCTGGAACTATAGTTGCAGCTTCAGGTAATGTTATTATTAATAATTTAGGAGCGGCCAGATTAAATGACGTTGTCATTGGATATTGTGGACATCCTGGAGTAATAGTTTCTGCTAGTGGTGATGCAATTATTAATAATCAAGGAGCTGCTAGAATTGGAGATGCCGTTGCTGGATGTGTTGTCGGAACGATTTCAACTGGTTCTGGTAATGTTAAATCCAATGGATAAATGACATAAGGAGAAATAAATAAATTATGATGACTTTAGGACAATTCACAAGATTTCCAGCAGCTTTTAAAAAGAGAGAACAGTCTGTAGATTCTGTTAAGCTGGAAAATCTTCAATATAATTATGATCAAGAAGAGAATAAAATTAAAGTTACAAGTAATACATCAAGTGGTTACCGGCAAGAGCTAGAAATTCTAGACGATAAAATTACTCTAAGATCACCATGTAAAGTTCATTGCGACTGTGAGAGTTTTCGATATGAGTTTGCACATGCAGTATTTAAACACGGCGGATTACTTTATCCAATTGAGATGTTAAGATCTGTCGTTCAGCACCCAAGAACGAAGAATCAATTTGATATTCCTTCTCCATGCAAACATCTCGTCAAGCTTGCTAGAGAAACTTTAAAAATTAAGCTAAAATAACAAACAATGGAGGTTAACATTATGGATAACACAGCATTAATCAATGATGAAAATATAAATGAAATTGAAATTGAAATTGAACAAGATCACACTTTAGATCCTTTACCTAGTAATGTTTCTATATTCGCTAACTTATCTCAACCGATTATGCAGATTGGATATATTCTTAATCCAACAGGAGAAACAAATATGGTTACCGTGACTAACGGCAAACTACATATGATGCAGAACAGAACATATTATATTCCTGTAGCTACAGATGTCGACTCAGATTTGTACAGTATCAAAGTTCCAAGTGAAGTTGCTGATAAATTTGATGTCAGGTTTGTTAAAGATAGATTTGCATGTGTTGTTCCTTTACAACACAACATCATCATTAGAGATGGTCAGAGAATATGTATATTAACTAGATAAATTAGAAGGAGGATATGAATGTATAAGCTTCCAGACGATCTTGAAAGCGAACTTCAGAAAAAGTTTCCGGATACTCATATGAAGAAGATCGTAGATTCTATCTTCAGAAGCATAATAGAAAAATCTTTAAAAGATGGATCTTGTTTTATTAAAGAGTTTGGCCACTTTTCATCATATGGAAAGTGGTCAACTAAAATGAATCGTAAAGTGATTCGATTTAAGTTTACAGTAGCTTCTTCATTAGATAGAAAAATTAAAACAGATCCATATTATATAGATACTGTTCCTGTAAAAGCGAAAAATGTGTTTACCGAAAAACATGAGAAAGCTTGTAAGAATAAGAAAACTCAGAGAGAAGCTAACTTAGAAGCTGAAAAGGAAGCTAAACAACTTGGCAAAGATCAAACAAAAAAACAAGTGGTGATTGAAGAAATAAAAAGTATAATAGATGAATTACAGTCAACTACCACCCGCTAAAGCAGGTGGCTTGTAAGAGTCATCTGCTTAGTGGTTGGGGTTGAACAGGCACGTGGAAGTTAAAGCTTCTGCAGGATCTGATTAAGCGTTCACCCTGGGGTGCCACTCCCAGCTCCAGGCTCTGAAGGTAATAGCTAAAGTTTTAGCTAGAAGTCCTAGTTGCTAGCAAGTAGGTAACGAAAGCTAGTATTACGCTTAACCAAGCCGAGGGAGACTCACACTTGATACCCGATCTATGGGTATCGCTTTTAAAGGTAGAGGTAACTAAAATTGAAACAGATAATTTTTCTGATTGATGGTAGAAACAATCAGCTACATCCTACGTTCAAGTTTGACATGATACATCGTTGGATTAAACAAGGAAAAGCTAAGTTTAGGAAACGTAACTTAGTTCAAGTATTTAAACAATTCGATCCAGCAAAAACTATACCAGCTAAATTTGTAGTTGGTATCGATCCCGGATACAAAAATATTGGTTACGCAGTTTATAAGATTTATAATAATAAAATTACAGAGCTAGTTTCAGGTGAAGTAGTCACCAGAACTAGTGAGATTAAAGAGCTATTAGATATCAGACGAATGTTTCGTAGACTCAGACGCTATTATCGAAGAAAGAATGTCTTAAGAAAATTCGGTAAAGTTAAGTTTAGAGCTCCGCGATGGAAGAATCGTAAGAAGAAACCATTCGCTCCTACTCATAATCATTTGATTCAGAGTCATTTGAATCTTCTAACTAGGTTATTTAAATTAGTTAACTTTACAGAAATTCATCTAGAATACTCTAGCTTTGACACTCAGAAATTACAGAATCCTAATATTAAGAACTGGCAATATCAGAAAGGTCCTCAGTTTGGATTTGAAAATGTTAAAGCATATGTGAGAGCTAGAGATAATTATCAGTGCCAGAATTGTGGTTCTGGAGATAACTTAAGAGTACATCATATAGTAGAGCGAAGTAAAGGTGGCAGTGACAGGTCTGACAATTTAATCACAGTTTGTGAGAGCTGTCACAATCTGATTCATCAAAATGGATTATCTTCTCCAGCGATTTCAACTGATATTAAAATGAGAGATAGCGGAGTTCTGAATTCATGTCTGAAGAAGCTATATGAAGTTCTAGCTGACAGTATAACTACTGTTAAAACATTCGGTTACATCACTAGTACTCTTCGAAAGATCTACCAGTTAGAGAAAAGTCACGAAACTGATGCTAAATTAATAGCTTTATCTGATGAAAATGGATTAGCTGTAGATTTAGAAAACTGCGATTATTCTAGTAGTGATCTAAACTATAATTTTTATCAGTTCAGAAGGCATCAGCGTAGCTGGGTTAAGAGATATGTAGACAGAAAATATATAGAAACAGATTTTTATGCAACAGTTGCTTGGAATAGAAGACGTCGTTCTGCTCAAGATGAGGAGAAGCCAAGTCTTCAAGAACTTAAAGCTGAATATCCTGACGCTCGCTTAATAGCTAAACCCGGAAAAGTCGTCTATAGAAAGAGTCATCAATTAACTAAATTCAGACCCGGTGATATCTTTAGATACGGAAACAAGATTGATGTAGCGAAAGGATGGTCGTCTACTATGAATAGAGTAGGTGGTCTAGACATCGGATACGTTCCGATAAGTAAAACTACTAAAATCTGTAACAATTCAGGATTAGTTATACTACCCGCTAAAGCGGGATAATAGTGATTTTATAAATTTTTAATTAGATAGTGGGTGTATCCACCCGCTAAAGCAGGTGGTATTACCCACTCAATAACTAATCATTATTTATAATCACTAGAATGAAAATGAGACCATAAAAAATAGGAGGATACTTAACGAATGTCTGAATTTGGAGGCGAAGTAACCAATCCGAAAATATTTATTCGTAATAAGACTATTACGAGAGATGGATTGTTAAGTGAACAAATTTTTGGTCCTATTAGAAGCTATACTTGTGCATGTGGTAAGTTCAACGAAAGTCTTAGAACAATTTACGAAGGACAAACATGTGACAAGTGTGGTGTTAAGTGTATTAGTAATGAAGCTCGATTAACAACTTTTGGAAAGATTACTTTAGCATTTCCTGTAATTAAACCAACAAAAAGAAAAAAGTTTAAGTCAATCGTTGGTAAGGACGAGAAACATTTACTTGATCCGGAGAAGGCTGAGATCTCAGCTTCATTAACGAGATATTTGGCCATTACTCCGGATGGTCAGAGATTATTTATTACTGATAATTTTTCTGACGAAAATAACTATATTGTACCTTTAAGAATAACTGGTCTTTATAGTTTCATTTTGTCTCTAAAGTATGTTGCTAATTATTTAGGATTAGAAGTTGCAAAGAGTTTATTTACAAATAATTATATTATGGGAGTTATTAAAGTTCTTCCACCAGATATTCGGCCGATTGTTAAAGATCCGAAAAAACCAGATGCTTTACGAGTAACAGAAGTTAATAAACCATATGTACAATTATTACAATTAAATAAAGCTAACGAAGTTGTAAAACAAATTTTACCAGATAAAGAAGCAGATTGGTTAAGTCAAATACATTATAATTTTAAAAATCAATTAGATGAAGAAATTGTTGATCAATTAATTATTGAATATGATAAAATAGCGGCAAGATATCAATATTGTGTCAATAAAGTATACGATTGTGTTTTTGAATCAATATCTGGTAAATATGGTTATATTAGATACGCAATGTTAGGTAAAACTATTGAGTTTTCGGCGAGATCTGTTATTACGATCAATCCGAGTTTAGAACCGTATAAAGTAAAAGTTAGTAAAAGAATTTTATACAAATTATGGTTTCCTTATTTTCTTAACTATATCAAGAAAAAATATCCAAATGTTAATTATGTTGAACTTTATGATAAATTTGTGACATCAAATTATGAACAAAACAAAGAATATTTTAATGCATTTTTAGATTGGTTTCTAAAAGAAGAAAAAGAAGAAGCATCATCTCCTCAGATTATTCGTAAGAAGATAATAAAAGATGATGATTAAAAAAGGAGAAAATAAGTGAAAACTAAACTATCCAATCGACAGAAAAGATTAGCATTTATTAATAGACAACCTTCACTCTGGAGACACTCGTGTCCAGCTGTTGAAATTGAACCAATTGATGATGATGAAAATGACACAATTCAGGTTAGTCCATTAATGTTAGAACCTTTAAATGCTGACATGGATGGAGATACAATGGCTATCTATGCCATCCATGATGTTAGTGCGTTAAAGGAAATGGAAGAAAAAGCTTATTTAATAAATAATGTATTTTATGATCAGAATAATAATTTTTTAGCGACAATTAGACATGAAGCTCTTTTTGCCGCTTTTATTTTAACGAAAGATGAGATCAATAAAAACAATATAATAGCTGAAATATCAAATGTTCAAGATTTACCAGAATCATTAGACTTATGGAACGAACATTTATATGATGCTGTTAAGTTAAATGATGAACTGTATTCATACGGAACTGTATTATTTAATAAGTGGTGTGGCTTCAATCGTATAATAATCAATAAAAGCATTACAAAGAAACATACGAATGAAGTAAGTGCCGCTATTTATGATTACTACAATCATGATTCACGAAAATATTACGACTCATTAACTGCTTTAGAAAGAAAGCTATTTGCATTTATCACAATATCAAATTATTGTCCAAGTCTAGATGTATCAGAAATGATTAATTTAAAAGATGAACAATCAAATCATTTAATTAAGCAATTGCCGGATAACAACATTTTATTAGGTTATCATATTAATGAAGCAATTACTAAACGGTGTATATCAAAACTGAATAAAAAGTCATCATTATATAAACTATTCAAATCAGGATCAAGATTCAGTGAATCACAGTTAGCAAGATCTTGTATTTCTGTTGGATATTCGGCCGATGCTAACAATAATGTCATTCCTCAACCAATTAGAACTTCTTTACTAGAAGGATTAACTGAAGAGGAATACTTTCTAGCATCATCAGGCACGAGAAAAAGTATTAAAGATAAAGCTAAGTTCACTCCAATGTCTGGATATATGGAACGAACACTTGTTATGGCTCTAAGTCCACTTGAATTATCAATGGAAGATTGTGGAACTAATACATATCTAGAAATTATTATTTCATCTCAGAAACATGCACAAACATTGGTGGGAAAATGGTATTATAATGAAGCTTCTCAAAATTGGGAAGTGTTAGATCTTCAAACTGCTAATAATTTAATTGGAACAAAAATAAAAATGAAATCAGCAATGACATGCACAGCACCTAATTTTAAATTATGTAAAAAATGTTTTGGAACAAGAGAGTTTCCAACGAAGTATGTTGGGATTACAGCAGGTCAGAATCTTACAGAGCGTATTACACAGCTAATTTTAAGAACATTTCATGAAAGTGGTAGAGCAAGTCTGAAAGTAAATACTACAATTAGAGATTTCTTTAAAAATCATTTAATTGATATCAAAAAAGATGGTGATAACACAATCTTAATATTTGACACTAATAATTTTCCAGAAGTTTTAACATATGTTGGAGATGATGCTCCTATTCCTAATCTTATTAGTGTTAATGTAACAAATAATTGTTTAACATTTGGCCCAGATAACAGAGTTATTCCGAATGAAGATGTTATATCAATTATGGAACAAATTAAAGCAGTAACAAAGCATAGAGATGTTAAAAAACCACCAAGTGAATATTATCAAGATTTAATGACATTGTTGCTAAGTGTTGGAGTAGTGTATAGTTCATTTGTTGAGATGTTGTTTACGAATATGTTTATAATCGGCGATCCTAAAGATAGGCGCTTCTGGAGATATCATCAAGATGAAGCACCGACTTATAAACTTGGAGATACACTTCTTGCTTTGTATATTAATCCATTACTTGGTTTATTATATCAACCAAATAAACAAACAATTGGTATGATTGATTTGGATAAAGTTTTAACGGCAGATGAGCCAACTATTTATGAAAAAATATGGATGAATAAACTTTAGATATTCTCTCACACTAAAGATTTATCAGCGGATTTGTAAACTCTTTAGTGTATTCCCATAGAACACTTCCTCTCTGAATCATGCTGGGTTGAGAGCTCGCCAGTACAAAATCCGCACGCTCTCATTTGTATTTATAATAAAAATATATAGAAATAATCTTATTAGAAATAATTTTTGTTTCTAATAAAATTTATTTTTTTAAAAGGAGATATAATGATATTACCAGATGTGCAAAACGAACAAAAACCAGATTTTGAAATTGAAATTAATAGGGTAGGCATTAGCGATATTATTTTGCCAATTTTTATTGTTCAGAAAGTTGGTGGTTATCAATATTCAACGGCAAAGATCAGTTGTTACGTCGACTTAGCAGCTCACTTGAAAGGTATCAACATGAGTCGTTTGCCGATAACAATTCATGAATTTGTTGATAGACCACTAAATGGAAAATTAATAGAAGAAATTGCTGAACAAGTAAGGACAAATTCAGAAGCTGAAACTTGTGAATTGATATACACATTTCCTTATTTCATTAAGAAATTTGCTCCAGAAAGTGGTGTACCTGGTTTGACACACTATGAAGTGACATTTAATGGCATTAAATCAAAAGATAATTTTAGATTTAGATTTAGTATTGAAACTATAACGACTAATTTATGTCCTTGCTCAAAAGAAATTTCAGAAGTAGGTGCACATAATCAAAGATGTCATATTAAGATTATGTGTCAACAGAAACCTGGTAAATGGATCTGGATTGAAGATATAATTCAGTTAGCAGAAAGTTCTAGTTCATGTGAGATTTATAGTATATTAAAACGAGAAGATGAAAAATATGTAACTGAAAAAGCGTATAACAATCCAATGTTCGTTGAAGATGTTGTTAGAGCTTGTTATAGTAAACTATCACAGATCAACGATCTAGAAGCTTTTAGAGTTGAAGTGACAGCAAAAGAGAGTATTCATTTACATGATGCAAAAGCAATTATGGAAAGTAAATGTAAATAAAGGAGGCATATGAAAGTTTTTCATCATAATGATTTAGATGGTGAATGTTCAGCTTATTGGTGTAATTATGTTGAAGATCAATCTTCAAAGACATTTATTAGAATAAATTATGATAAAAGATTTCCGATTGAGCGAGTAGAAAAAGATGAGCTTGTTTATATTGTTGATTTTTCAATTCAACCAGAAGAATTAACCAATTTACTAAAAATTACACCAAATGTTGTTTGGATTGATCATCATAAAACTACTATTGAAAAATATAAAGATTTTCCATTGTTAAATAAAACTAAAGGTATTAGATATTCAAATGATGAAGAACCACTTGCTGCGTGTATGCTAACATACATATATGTTATGATTATGCAGAAAAGAAATATACAAGATTTTTATCCAGCATTCGCTGAAGATGCTCCGTATTTTACAAAATTGATCAGTGATTGGGATACATGGAATTTAAAAGACAGAAATGTAGAACCTTTTGTTGTTGGATGTCGTCTACATGATACACGGCCAAAATCGAATTTTTGGAAACAATTATATAATTTTGATTTTATTGCTAAAGTAATAAAAGAAGGAGAATTATGTATCAGATATAGAGATAATTGGGCAGGATCTTATATGCATTCTTTTGGATTTGAAACAGAATTTGAAGGATATAAATGTTTCTGTGCCAATTTAGGACAATGTAGTTCACAATATTTTAAATCTATTGAATCAGGTGAATATGATATTTATATATCTTTTGTATTTAACGGCGAGAAATATAGTGTAGACTTGTATTCGACGAAAGTTGATGTTAGTGAAGTAGCTAAAAAATATGGTGGAGGCGGACATAAAGGAGCAAGTGGCTTTATATGTGACTCTTTGCCGTTTTCTAAAATAAAATAAGAGGAGAAGATATGAATGAATGGAAAAAATACTTTGTAACACCTGAAGAGTTTCATAATAACATAATTAAATTAGCAAACATGATTCCGAAAAACAAATATGAAAATGTTTACGCAATTCCAAGAGGAGGACTAATCATAGGAGTTTATTTAAGTCATTACTTAGATATTCCACTTAAATTAATATATCATTCATTTTATGATTTAAAACTACAATCAAATCTTATTGTAGATGATATTGCAGACACTGGTAGAACTCTTCTAGAATTTAAAGATTTTGACATAGCAACAGTTTACTATAAACCAAGATCTATTATTAAGCCAACTTATTACTCTGAGGAATGTCCTAATGATAGATGGATTGTGTTTCCCTACGAGAAACCTGAAGAAGAACCAAATAGAGAGGTATAAAGATGAATTTTATGTTTCCTGTAGAGAAAGACATAGTTGAAAATGATTTTGAAAAATATCTAGCAGAATTTTATAAAATTGATCAGGATAATATTATTGAAGTAAATCTTTATGATGTAATAATAATACATAGATCAAATTATGAAGATTTACTTGAAAGAAGAGAATTATTTGAAACTAACATATGTGTAAAATGTCAAGAGCTTAATTTAAAATCAAAGGAAGGATGTCCATTAGATGAGATAGTTACAAAAATATATTTCATAGGAGATTTAAATAAATTAATAATTTGTTGGAAAGGAATAATATCAGCATTTGTAACTTTAGACTCAGATACTTTTAAACTCAATAACAATACGGATATAATACAATAGGAGGCGAATTGATAACATCAATAAACTTAAATAGTATCCCTTTTCTATCATCAACGGACGCAACTAGAGCAAGCATGGCATCAAAACAAATACAGCAAACTTTAACTAGTCTGAACACTGAAATTCCTTATGTTATTGGTTCTGAATATAGATACTTAACTGATAACTCTCCGATGGGAATTATAATAGCCGAAGATGATGGAAAAGTAATATTTAAAAAAGATGATCTACTTATTGTATTTTATTCTAACTTAAATAAATTAGAAGAAATACATGTACCACCTGTAAAAAAGACACATGGTAATTATGCGACATCATTAAGATATTGTATCGATGCTGACAAAGAATTTAAAAAAGGTGATATTCTTGTTACGTATGATTGTTTTATTAATGATATTCCAACATATGGATATAATGTCTTTACGGCATTTTTACCATTTTTTGGATTTAATCATGAAGACGCAATTGTCATATCGGAAAGTTTTGCAAATAGAGCAATTATAAAATTTGTAGATAAAATATTTATACCTATTTATGAATATACATTAATGATACCATTTTATCAAAATGTACTTAACTCATATATTTATTTTCCAAGTGTGAAACAGCAAATTAAAGAAGATATTGTTTGTTGTATTTTATCGCCCAAAGGAACTGATAATATACTAGTAAGCTCTGCAACAATGAAAGCTAATGTTCAGAACATGTTAAAGAGCATAAATTTATCAGGGCTATTAAGCTTAGAAGATATTGATAATACGAAATTTGTAGTTAATAAAATAAAAACAAAACTTGAAAACGGAATTATTAATGGAATTAAAATTCATAGACTCAGGAAGCCATCTGAAATTCATATGATTGATAAAAGATTGCAGCAAACTCTTGATAAGCTCTACGTTAACGTTTACGGTAAACATATCACAGAAGCTTATCAAACACTAATGAATAAGTTCGATACAAAGTATACAGAATATATTTTGAGAAAATATTACATCTGTAGAGATCGACGTAAGAGAGGTAACATTAATTTAACAGATGCTTGTTATTTATTGGAAATTGAAATTACGAAAGAAGATAAAACTTATTATGGTGATAAATTCTGTAATCGGTATGCGAACAAAGGAGTTGTTTCATTAATAGTTCCAGATGAGCTTCGGCCGATTGCACTTGAAAGTAATCAACCAATTGATTTTATATTTAATCCATTCGGTGTATTCTCAAGAATGAATCTAGGACAAATTCTAGAGATATTGATATCTAAACCTGTATTATATTGTGACACACTTATTAAACAACAACCAGAAAAAACTAAAGAAGCTATTACATGGTTAAATGAAAATGTGTTAAAATATATAGATAAAAATTATTATGATAGAGTACAGCAACAAATTATATCAAATTTAGACGATGATAATTTTAGAAATCAATTTGCGAAATCAATTCAAGAAACAAATCTATTCGTGGAAGCTCCATGCTTTGCTGAAATTGATATCAGAAATTTAATTCGTAACAAAATTTCTTACAAAGAAACAATTTTGTTACCAAAAGAATTAATTACATTTATGAAACAAAAACTTAAAATTGAATTACCACCAATTGATAAAGATATATATATTCCAGATGTTTTCTGTGGACCGATGTATATTCAGAAGTTATCAAAATTAGCATCTAAAATTATAAACGCAAGAGATCTTGGAGTTGTCAAATCGATTACGAAACAGCCGACTAAAGGTCGAGCGAAAAGTGGAGGATCGCGTTTGGGTCAGATGGAGATAGAAGCGTTAATTACTAATGGAGCAGAATTAGCTATAAAAGAATTATTATCCGTAAAAAGTGACTGGTCTGAAGGTAAAAGTGACTTGATCAAACAACTAACTACAACAGGCGAATATCATTTACCTGATAACAGAACCATTCAAAGTAGAACAAAAGAAGTGATTGATACTCAAATTAAATTTTTAAAAGAATAGGAGACGTTTACATGATAAACAAAGTTATACTACTTGGTTGGTTGGGTTCTGATCCTGAAATTTCTATTCTTCCATCTGGAGCTCAACGAGTTGTTCTTAAGCTTGCAACCAATGAATATTGGGTAGATAAACAAACTAATCAACGGCAAACTCACACTGAATGGCATCGTATTGTGTGCTGGAATAAATTAGCTGAACTTGCAGGAAAATATCTGAAAAAGGGAGCTAAAATATTTGTGGAAGGAAAAATTCGCTCTAGAGAATATGTAAATCCACAGAACAATGTTCCAGCAAAAATTTATGAAATCATCGCATCAGATCTTCGTATGTTGGATGCTCCTCCATCAACTCAGCAGCAAACGATGAGTTAATATGGAGTGAACTATGAATCTACTAAAGAATTCTAACAAAACAGAACAGCCGATGTCGGGCATTCCACTAAATGAATTTCGGCAAGTTCAGTATAATAATCTAAGATATTTTATTGAACTTGCCGTTAACTATTTATCAAAACAAAATGATAACTATTTAAAAATTAATAAAATAACAATTAATAAACTAACTGACTACATCAGTGTTTATAGTAATTTTACGACTCAAGTTGTAGTCGAAGTTATTAATTTAAAACAGAATTCATCTGAAACTAAAATTTTATTTCAGATTTTAGTACCAACACTAATCAATGGTTCATTTTTCATTTTAAACGGCAATTACTACATACCGACTCTTTATATTGTAGACAAGCCGATTGTGATAAAAAAGAAATCAATTAAATTATCAAGTTTATTCAATTCAATTTCAATTTATGATAAATTAGTTACATTTATTGGTACAAATATACCCGTAAACTATTTTCTAAACTTGCTTCTATCAGATGATGTTCCAGAAGAGAAAGAGTTAAAGGATAATTTTAGTACACTCTTTAGTATTAAAATGTCTTCAGCTTCTGAAAAAGATATTATAAGATATTTTAGTGAAAGATTTAGATGTGATGCAACAAAAGAGGCAATTATTAAGTTTATTGAAAATTTATTCTTTGATGAATATACAAGATATTTATATCAATATTGTCATAACTTATCAGAAGATAAAATTACCATAAAAAATATTGTTATGAAAGCATTAGAAAAAAGCTTTCAAACAGATGTAAAGGACTTTATTGATTTAACTCAAAAAAGAATTATTTTTCTAGAAGCTATATTATCACCATTATTTAAAAGAATTGGAGTTCATGCATCACAAGTAGCTAAAGGATTTGCAGTTGATTCAATTAAAATGGATCAAATGGAAATAATTAAACACTTTCATAATAAATTACACAATAAATTTATTTATGATAGTGTTAATGCATATTCAGGTATGTTGACATATAAAGTAAGTATGGTAAATCCGGGTAGTGAAAACGCTCCAAGTATTGTTGCTGATTTACATGAAACACATTTTCGAAAGATCTGTCCAATTAGTATATCTAATCAAAATCCAGGTGAGACGACATATATCACACCTATAACTCAATTAGATTACTTAGGACAATTTATTCTTTAAATAATATAATGGGAGGCGATCAATGTTACAACTTAAGGAAAAAGAAATAGATAAATTTCTTGCACATGATAGAGATAAGTATATGGCAGAAATTAAAGAAATTTGTAATTCAGAAAAAGATTTTAAAGAAGGTATTGAAAGAGTTTTGTATAAAGTCTTTTCAGCAGGGTTTAATTGTGGAGTAAAAACATCTGTAAACTTGTTGAAAAAATTCTACGAATTGCAGGAGTAATTTTAAACCTTATAAATGAGGGTTTCCTATGGATGAAGAAAATGTACAAATAACAACTATAGAAGAATTAGAGTACTATTTAGAAAGGTGGTTGGCTGCTTATGAAAGCGGCCAACCGCTTGTTTCTGATGAATGTTATGATCACTGGAAGAGACAACTTGAGATTCATAAACCAGATAGTGAATTTCTGAAGAAGATTGGAAACAAGCCGAAGAGGAATAAAGAAAAATTGCCGTTTATTTTAGGATCATTAACAAATAAAACATTAGATAATTTAGATCAATGGTTGGATAAATATTCTAGTTTAGCTGGATGTGGTTATATCTTATCTCACAAAATGGATGGAGTTGCGATATTATGTAGATACACAAACGGCGAATTTACAGGAGCTTGGCTAAGAGGTGATCACATCATTGGAGAGAATATAACTCATAAAGCTAAACATTTTGTATTACCAAAATTAAAACCTGAAAATGTTTTATGTCAAGAAATTTATTTAAAAGGTGAAATATTACTTAATTGTGATCCGGCACAGATCGGATATAAGAACAAGAGAAACGCTGTTGCCGGTATTCTAAATAGAGACGATAATCTAAATTTAGATAAATTATATATAATATTTCACACATGGGCAAACCCAATTGAAGAAGCAAAAGATGAAATTACAAGATTGGTACTTATGAAAAAATTGTGTGGTGAAGAAAGAGTAGTTAGATATAGTATTGTAAATAACAGAAATCAAATAATTGAAATTGCTCAAAAATTAATTGATGAAATAACACAATATGATAAAGATGGAATTGTAATTACAATCAATTCCTCTAAAGTTGAAAATGTAAAAATTCCAGAGATGAAGATTGCTTTTAAATTTAATAAGCAAACGGCAGAATCTACTGTTGAGCGAGTTGAGTGGAACACTTCTAGAACTGGAAAAGTTGTCCCACTAGTTTATATAAAACCAGTTGATCTAGGTGGAGCAACTATCACAAAATGTGCTGGATTTAATGCTAAATTCATAATAGAAAACTCAATTGGGTTTGGTGCTAAAATTAAAATAGTCAGATCTGGTGATGTTATTCCTTATATTGAGCAAATAATTACTCCAGCTACAGCGCCAGACACAATTGAAACGTGTCCAGAATGTGGTAGGATTCTTGAATTGGACGAAAATGCTGTTAATTTAATATGTAACAATTCATCTTGTCCAGCACAGATTCAGAAGAAGATAGCTCACTTCTTCGAACAACTTGGACTTGAGCAATTCAGTGAAAAAATGATATCTTCTTTAGATTGCAACTCTATTACAGATGTGTTTAAGTTAACTAAAGAAGATATCATAAAAATTGAAGGTTGGGGAGAGAAGTCAGCAGATGATTTTATAAGACGAAGAGATGAACTCAAGAAAAGTTCTCCAGAAAAACTTCTTGCCGCTTTAGGTATAGAAAATCTGGGATTAGAAACTGCTAAACTTCTACTACAAAATTTTACATTTACAGAAATTATTAAAAATATCACTCCACAAGTTACAAAACAATTTGTGGAAAAATTAATTAGCATAAAAGGAATAGGTCTTAAGAAAGCTAAAAGTATTGTAAACGGACTGATTGACTCAGTAGCTCTATTACAGGATCTATTATCAGTAGGTGTTGAAATAGAGGAAAAACCAAAATCTGGAGCTTTAGCAGGACAATCCTTTTGTATTACAGGAGCTTTAAGTAAACCTAGAAAGGAAATTGAAAAATTTATTGAAGAAAACGGTGGGATAAACACAAGTATTAATAATTGTGATTATCTGATTTGCAATCAAAGACCAAGCGATTCAGCGAAATATAAAAAAGCATTGCAAAGAAAAATTCCGATAATCACAGAAGAAGAATTATATCAAATGATATAAATTTATTTAGCATCGGCCAGATCTATAAAAGATCTGGCCGATGAATATTTTTCGAGGAGATAAAATATGGCAGCAGAAAATGGAGAAAAAATTAAATTTCAAATTGAACTAATAGCTTCTGATGATACTATCTACGATGATATACAACTTGTAACTTTTATTAGAATGCCAATCGTTAAACAAGCATCATTTTGTGTTGTACAGTTACCAATATCTGTAATAACTTTAAAACAAATAGAGAGTCTGCTCGCCAGCAATATTCGAGATATCTGGAAAATGAGAATTTTTAGCATCGACGAAGCATCTGAAGATGAAGATGATCAATATGATTGCATCTTTGATAAATTCTTTCAAATTATGTCGGTTCAACCACAGGAAATTGTTGATTTTACAAAAGAAAATGTTGTTGTTAAACTACTATTAGTAAATCCAATTCTCTATTCTCTTGAAACAACAACATCTTTCAATAGAGTAATTGTTAACGTTACTGCTTACGATGCAATCGAGAATTACGAACAATTCTTAGATGAAAACTATGGACAGTTTCGTTTCAATCATGTTGGCACTACAGAGTTAAAAAATACGTATAAATATGAGCAGATTTTTATACCTTCATCTGTAAATACAATTAATGTTCCAAAGTATATTATAAATACATATAAACCATTTCATTCATATAGTATATATTTCTTTGATGATTTTTACTTTTCCGATGATTCAGACAAAGAGATTACAGGTCATTTACTGAATCTGGGTGATGTCTATAATCAGTTCAAAGAATATGATATAAATGAATATATGGACGTTGTCAATTTAACTAAGAAACTTACAACTAAAGAATTTACCGATCCTTTTAGACTATTAGATAGAGATGCTTTTACATCAATCATATTTAGAACAAAAGATGCTGTTGGTGGACTTCTCAAAAAAATGTCATCTATGTTACCCCAGTTAACAGTAGCTAATTTAGAAACAGATAAAAAGCTAGATAAAGAAATTAAAGTACCAAAATCTCAAATTTCGAATGCTCCACAAAGACAATCGGCAAGAGCTAGTATTGTATATGTGCCAGATACTGAAAAGAACGCGAAAAAGAGACTAGAAACAGCTAAAGATTTAATGTTTAATAAGTTTGAAAGAATGGTCATCTATGAAACTGAAAATTGTTTACCTTTCTGGTTACAATTTGGTTATCTCTACAATATGGAAATGGATGATCCAGATGAATATAGATATACTCCACTCGGAATAGTGAATTTATTTAGAAGAGCTGAAATGAAAGACGATAATTTAAAGATGATACATTCTTGTAAATATATTATGCTAAAAGTAATACCTGAAAAGGATGATTACCAAGCAAAATACATTAGAGATGTAGCTATATAATTATTTTAATTTTTTACATTTTTATATAGAAATAATATATTTTGTAATTATTTTTATTTTCAAAAAGGAGCAAGAATGTGACATACTATCTTAAGTACGCCCTAAAATACTCTTTAATTCTGGAAATATTACAGAAGCTAGAGAAGAAGCGTATTAATTTTTTTATCGATGTCCAGAGTATTACCCGTGGATTCTACAATAAAGAAACAGTATTAGTAGAAATCGGCCGCTACGCAACAGAAGGTAAACCTAGTGATATCTTAATTCAGGAAATGCGAGATTTTTTAAACGGATTATATATGAGATTTAAATTATATGATCCATTTTTCGTTTTATTTTATGATGATGGATATTGCCAACAACAAAAGACTATTGATAGCACTTATAAATCTGGAAGATCGACATTAGAAATAATGCTTGATCATGATCCAGAAATTGAGCTATTTAGACAGATTAAAAAGTATTATTATCAGAAAATAAAAGAATTATTTACAAAAAAAGATCTATCAAAAGTATATTATTTGAAAGAATATGAAGCAGATTTTATACCTTATTATTGTATTGTGAATGATTTATTTGATAGTTCAGCGGCAGATGTTCTTAATGTGATCTTGTCCGTTGATAAAGACTTGTTACAAACTTGTACATTTATCAATACTGTTCAATGTGTTACATCATTTAAATCAAATAACAAAGGAGGATTTCAAATACAATTTGATATTTTTGACAGAGACAATGCAGTCTGTTACCTAAATAAGAAATTTAAAAGAGGTATTTTAACGGCAAACTACATTCCTATGATCTTAGCTTTAGCTGGAGATAAAGCTGATAATATTCGAGGAATACACAGTATTGGTCCAGCAAGAGCTAGCGAAATGATAGTTGATTATTCTATTCCAGATAATATTACTGACTTGAAAAAATGTTTGTCAAGTTTACCACAAATAATTCAAGATAATTTTGATACAATTGTTAGAAATTTTAAGTTAATTTCTTTTGAAGAACAATTAAAAAGAGTACCAAAACATATTATAATATAAAATAGGAGGCATAATGAAAATAGAACAGCTTAACTCTTTTTTTAGAACAATTTTTAAGCAGTTAATCGATGATGGATATAAGAAAAGACATATTTGTGCTTTAACGTTAGGAGCTCAGAGTGAACCACAGTTTGAGAATTTTCTAAATGGGAAAGATTTTGGAGTTAAACCATTAGCTCGAATTGCTGATGCTTTTCAGTATGAATTGCAGGTAGTTGTAGTTCCAAAAAATGATAAAGAAGCACAGAAAGTTATCAATACATTAAATAACAACAATTTAGCAAGTTGTAAAGTAAACTTGACACAAGCATTAAACAATACTGCAAAAGTAAAAGAAGCATCTATTATTAAATCAAGTGCAATTGATGAATCTATAAATTTACTTTTACAGGAAATAGATTAAACTATAATTATTTTTAGGAGTGTATTTATGGAAGGTCAAAATTGGAACAATACATTAGAATATATAAAATTATTTTTAGGAGTGCCTATCAATCTACTCGAAATTTCAGATGATGAACTTGTTGGATATCTGAAGAGACAAGTTGTACCTTTATTTTCTCAATACGCACCACTAAAGAAGTTCACTTATATTACAGCAGCAAATCAGATATCACCAGTATCGGGCTCTCCTAGCTATATGTATAGAATACCAGTAGAATCTGGAGAATACATTGTTGACATCTTAGAAGCGTATCCGCTCAGAGATGTCTCAATAGTGGATGTTTACGGAGGTGCTTTAATTAACGCACAGATGACAATGGATATGGTGATAGCATCATCGTATATTGACGCTGTAAGATCTTTACAGGTGAGAAATACATGGGAGTTTATTCCGCCAGACATACTCGTTTTTGAGCAAGAAATTACAGCTTGTGCCGTTATATACAATACACCTCACGTAAATCTTGACACTATAAGACCAGATTTATACCACAAAGCATTCAAACCATTGTGTCTTGGATATACTAAACTCTGGATTGCATCTATGAGATCAAAATTTGAAGCTTTAGCTACTCCATTTGGACAAATTAATTTAAACTATGATAGATTACAGACAGAAGGACAGCAAGCGATAGATAATGCTATATCAATTCTAGAAACTATACCACCAGATATTCTTATTGAGGTAAGCTAACTGAAAAAAAGGAGGTATGAAACTATGATTAAAAAGTTAGCACGTGATAAATTTTTACTTAGTGAACTTAGTAAATTTGACGAAGAATTTATCGATATATTTTTAATGAAGACATCAGAACAAATAAGAAATGATGTTTCTGAATTAATTCAACAAGGATTAATTCCGGAACATGAGAAAGAGAATGTAATAAATTCCCTACTTCAAATGCAAGAATCTCTAGCACTACGACAGGCAGAATTTGAAAAACAAAATATTAAATATCTTAATTAGGGAGATAAAATGGCAGGACAACTACAACACATATACACCTACAATAAACCACTTGCGAATCTTTTCCAGATATCTGTTGTTAGACAAGTGACATCTGAGTCTCCATTTCAGAGACATGTCTTTTGCTTTCTATCAGCTATACCTGGAGAGAACACGCAAGCAGGAGGTAGAACTTTTAATTTTCAAAACAAAATTACAATGAAAGTAGATTATGAGAAAATTTTATCGCTCGCGAACGCAATAGAAGCGTACGCTACAGGTAAAGAAGCAGCATTTGGACCGTTTACAATTTATGTTGATTCAAGTAAGTCACAATTTACGTCTAGTAGTGGTGGTAAATCAATGGGTATGCAAAGAGGAGCTGATAAACATGGAAATCCAGTTGTTAATTTATTCTTTAAAACTCAGACATCTCAAGCGATAGCTATTTCGCTTCCGATTGCGGATGCTCTTTCTGTCGCTGGAGTATGTAAGAAAATATTTGCTCGATGTTTTGATTTAGATTTTGATATATCAGCACAAACATCGCAAACTGGAACATTTCCAAATCAAGCTATGACTCAGCAGACAACAGTTCCACCTTCGAGACCACCAGCTGCTGCTCCAAGAACAGGAGCTACTGCTCCGAAACCACTGATAAATCAACCAAATACTATTGAGAATGTATCTGGTAACTTTGCAAGTGGACTCGAAAACTTTTTTACAGTTGACGACGACACACCATTCTAAAGCTTTACAAAAGATCTGAGAGTTGGAGAAAGATCTTCAACTCTCAGATCAGAAAACAAAAAATAGGAGAATAGTATGAAGGAAACTACTATCGCAGTAGACATAAGTCAATTGTTAGATGCTGAAAAAATTGATGTTCTTATAACTGATATATTAGATAAACTGATTAGTCCAGAACTAAGAACTAAGATATCGAGTAGAAATACAAGAAAAGAAATTTTAAATAAATTTGGTAATCAAGCATTTATATATCCATATAAATTGAAATTCCCAGTCATTAATCCTGATACCGGAGAATATGATTGTTCATTGATATATGCGGCAAGAGCTCGCTTGAGACAGTATGCTAAAGTAAAACCAAAGTATGCTGACTTGATAGACATTGCCGATAATTTATATAATCAAATCAATGGAGATATTTCAATAAACATTCAAATTAATAGTTCTAAAGAGCAAGTTACTGTTGATTTTCTAGATCTAATTGAAATATTAAGCTAATCAAAAATTTACACTAGTTTTCGGAGGTTCAATGATTGATAATGAAATTATAAAATTGTGGGAAGAAGTAAAACGGCCAGGAATTGATAAATTTATTAATTGGTTGAAACAATCAGACTTCTTTATTGCTCCATGTAGTACTAAATTTCATGGGTCTTATAAAGGTGGATTAGCTCAACATTCTTTAAATGTTTATAATTTATTAAAAGAAAAAGTTGAAAAGTATAATTTACATAATATTATATCTAAAGAAAATATTATAGTTACAGGATTAGGACATGATTTATGTAAAGTTGGTGTATATTCAAAAGATACAAGACCAGCAACAGATAAACAATTATATAAATTGAAAATGGTTAGCGGCGCGAACTTTTCAGAATACGAAAATCAGAGCTTATCGGTATCTTACTGTAGTAGCCTGATTGATTGGGAAAGCAACAATCGTCAAGGAACTAAACCAGAAGATGACGGATATGTTTTTTCTGAAAACATTCCACTTGGTCATGGTGAGAAGTCCATTTATATTCTTCAGAAATTTATTGATCTACAAGAGTGTGAAGCTGTTGCTATTAGATGGCATATGGCAATTTTCGATTTCGCAGTTCAAGTAGCAGAATATCCAACTGGTTATTCTTATAGAGACGCGATAAATAGGTATTCTCTTGTTCAAATGTTGATACTAGCTGACTATGAAGCGAGTTTGTTTATGGAAAGAGAATGGTCACAATAAATAATATCAGGAACAAATTATGAAATCTATAAAATTACAAATCCATAATATATTTGGAGAAATTATCGAAGAAGATATTTTAGAAATATCTTCTGGAGATATTTTGATAGCTCAAATTAAGAGAGAAATTGAAGATGTGCCGGTAAATGTATATAATAATATAAAAGAACAAATAAAAAGAGCAATAACGACACAAGAAAATGACTTTATAATTCTTCCAGATTTTGTATCTCTTAAAATACTTAGAAAAATAAAAGAAGAGGAATAAAACAATATGAGCTTCCAATACGTACATACAACTGGCGATGTAATTGAAACAAATCAATTAAAATTAATTGATGAATATGTAAACAATTATTTATTTAGTTTGATACAAGGATTAAGACAACAAAATTTTGGATTTGACACATTACATAGAATTACTCAAGAGATAAAAGAATATCGGCAAGTTCTGGGAACGAAACATAATTTCTTCATCGACAGTGGTGGTTATTCTATCATTGTTGGTGATGTTGAACCTAGAAGTATTGCTAAATTTATTGAATGTTACAATATGTTTCTGGAAAGAGACGCTCCAGAATATTGTGATTTTATATTCAGCTTAGATATTCCAGTATTTCTAAAATATCCAACTTATAATACTTTCACTTATATTTATGAAATGAATTCTAGATCTATATCACAAAGTAAAAAGATTCTTCAGGAGAACAAGGATCTCTATAATAAATTTATATTTGTTTGGCAGTTTAAGCTGCCGAAACAATATGAAGTTTGGAAAAGAGTATATGAAGAAAATTTTGCCGATGATATAAATCTAAGACATTTTGGTATTGGAGGACTTGTTGGACTCAGAGGAGTAACAGGAATTAAGTTCTCGCCGTTTATTGCAATGATGTATAAATGTTTGAAAATCTTCTATGAAAAAAATTTAGATACTACACATATTTTGCATGTGCTGGGTGTTTATGGACTTCATGATAGAGTTATAATGTCGTTTCTTCATAAGCTCTTTAATATTTATTATCTTAAAAACTCAAACTGTAAAGTACAAGTAACATATGATACTGTAAATTATGCTCTAAGTGGATTGTATAAATTAAGAGAATTAGAAATGTATATTCCTGAAAATAATATTTATCATTTTGGATATGCACATGAGTTAATAAATAAGATGCACTTGGTAATTGATGATGCTGATGTATTAGAAATAGTATTAAAAGATTTAAAAAATATTAACGAAGGTAAACAAGTTCAAGATACTCATATTGCAAGTTTACTAAATGTAATTGCTCAGTCGATTATAGATAAAATTATTGATGATGAAATAGAGAAAAATAATATTGTTGATTTATTCCTTTCCAGCGGCAACTTCTACAAATTCAGGAACAAATTTCTACCACTTTTGAAGAGTTGGGAAAAGAAATATTCGAGTATATTCGGAAATAGAACTGAAAAGAATTTACTAAATTTTCAATATTGTTACGCTTTTCATCAATGGTGGAATAATGGTAGGAACGAAACTGAGCTTGAAAAATTAATCAAAAAATTTATTAGTTTAATTAATTTTCCCTTTGACTTACAAGAATAAAATTCGGAGGAGGTAATATGTGTGATTGTTATCTTCATAAATGTAAATTTTGTGAAGAAAAATTGCCAGTACATCTGGGAAACTTTGAAACTGATAGAAGTGAAATTGAAGTTTTTTGTGAGAAACATATTCCAGATCATAATGTGGTTATATTCACAGTTGTAAAAGTATTCAATGAAATAGACGGTCTCTCAGAAGAAGATGAAGTTTATGTTGGTTGGAAAATGGGGATACGTCCACTGACCGAAAATGCTAAATGTTGGTTACTTCAAAGATATAATCATCCAAATTTAGCATCAGATTATGAAACAACATTTATTTTATCGTAAGGAGAATAAAATGACAAGAAAACATAATTGGGTGAAACCAGAGTATTGTTCTTTTACAGAAAAAAGTTACAATGACTGTGAATATTTTAATAAAAAACATGGTGGTGGGTGTAACTTACCAAGAGAATTATGGAAAACTGATAAATTAAATAACATAAAGAAAAAAGTTAAATGACACACAAATTTAAACTATTGGAAAAAAGAAATAATGAAAAAATTAACACTTTAAGACTAAAAGATATGATTTCGGCTGAGATACTTGCTCGTGAATTTCACGAACTTTATGAATCTTTAGCTCCAAATTTTGGCTATTCAACAAATCCAGATACGCGTATATTTAATACAAACAGTTCTAATGGAAAACTTATGATAGCTGTTTGTGACAAGATTTTAGATCAACTACAAAATCTTTTAGACAAAAAAGTTAAAAAATGAGTCGGCAATTGTATATTAAATTGTTCCTACTGTGATACTAAGTGGACGAACAACTTAAAACCATTAGCAGTTCCAAGATTAACTTCAACAACTGACTCTTTGCCGTTTAAAATAGACACCGTGAGTTCTATGAATATTTTCATAGACTTATGAGGAGGACAGATATGAGGACAGATATATCGGAAAGCTTCAGGTCGGTCAGACGGGCGCTTGGCCTGACGCAGGCGGAAATGGCGCGGATTCTCGGCGTCTGCCGAGTGACCCTCTGCATGTATGAGACCGGGAAAATCCGAGCGCCCGGAGGAGACAAGGTCTTGCGGCTTCTCCAACTCAAGGAGATAGTCGACGAAAAATGACCCTCCTAGCCGTCGACCCCGGGACATACGAGTCGGCCTATGTCGTCTGGGACGGCCAGAAGGTGCTCGCCGCCGGCAAGGTCGCAAACGAAAAGATGTTGGAATTGATCGGCAACCCGCCCTGGGATATCGATCGCCTCGTCGTAGAGCGCATCGCCTCTTACGGGATGCGGGTGGGGCAGGAAATCTTCACGACCTGCTTGTGGACCGGGCGCTTCGTTCAGATGGCGGAAACGAACAAAACCGAGTGGATCCTGATTTATAGGATGGATGTAAAAAAATATCTGGTTGGATCCCACATGGCCCGAGACGCCGACATCCGGCGCAGGCTTCTAGACATAGTGGGCCCGACAGGGACAAAGAAAGCCCCCGGACCGACCTATGGGATAAAAGGCGATGCGTGGCAGGCCCTCGCGCTCGCCGTGACGGCATGGGACTTGACGGTCGGTAAGTGAGCATGAGATAGAAGGACAAGAAGAGATGGGGGATAGGTGTCGCGAGCCGAAACCCCTGATTCCCGACAGGGAGATCCCCCATTTTTTCAAATCGGGTGTCCAAAGGGAAGGACAACAACATGCAAGAGAACAATAGGCTGCGATGGGCGTTGTGGTACGCTGAACAGATGCATTTCTCGATCATTCCCCTTATCCCAGGGGAGAAAAAACCATTAGTAAAATGGGAGCCTTATCAAAAGCAACGAGCCGGAGCAGACCAGATCCGGCAATGGTGGACGAAAGAGCCCAAAGCCAATGTCGGCATCGTAACCGGCAGGGTTTCAAATCTCGCCGTCGTCGATCTTGACAGGTACTCCCCTGACTACTCCGAAGAGATAGCCCTCAAATTCTTCCCCGACTCGATCGTTACCCCCTGCGTCTCGACTCCGCGAGGCGGACAGCACCTCTATTTCACATGCCCCGAGCAAGACATCACAATCAACGCAAGAGCACTGCCGGGGATAGACTTGAGGGCAAACGGCGGGTATATCGTCGCACCGCCATCAACGGACGGGAATGGGGCAGGATACAGGTGGATCGTAGGATTGCCGCAAGCGCCTTTGCAACATCTCCCAGAAGCATATATAAAAAAAATAAGTAACATATATGGGAGAGTAACAAGTAAGAAGGACGACGAGTTTCAATCGTTACAATCGTTTCATTTGTTACAATTGTTACAACATGGGAGGCGAGACAACGACCTATTCCACATCTTCTGTTGCCTTGCCAAGGGTGGGTACGAAAGGGAGTTGGCTTACAAACTAGCCGAAATCATTGCGAAAAATTGTTCTCCAGTTTTCGATGTGAAAGAGGCTATCGCCAAGGTGGACAGCGCATATTCGCGGTCAGAAAAGAGAGCTCGCAATCTAAACGCAGAGGTCAGGGAGTGGGTGTCGTTACAGCAGCGTTACATCTACGTTACCGAATGTTACGAGGCGTTACATTTGTTACATAGTAGCGATAGGACTAATTGTCGTGTTATTTTGCATAGACTTTGTAAGGAGGGGCTGCTCGAGAGAATTTCACAAGGCACGTTCCGGAAGATAGAGCAGGATTGTGCCGATATAGACATCTGGGATGTGGACACGACTCCCCTAGATGTCCGTTTTCCATTCGAGATCGAAGCCCTCGTACATACCTACCCGAAAAATATCATTGTAATCGCAGGAGAACCTAATGCCGGGAAAACAGCTTTCCTGTTGAATTTTGCTCAAAAAAACATGGACAGGCACGAGGTGATTTATTTTTCCTCGGAGATGGGAGCGCTCGAGCTGCGGACCCGCTTGGAAAAATTCGGAATGCCGATGGATGTGTGGAAAAAGGTAACATGGAAGGAAAGGGCGAGTGATTTCGCGCCTATGATCCGGCCGAATGCCATAAATATCATTGATTTCCTCGAAGTTCATGATGAGTTCTATAAGGTAGGATTTTTCCTTAAACAGATATTCGACAAATTGGACAAAGGTGTCGCCGTCATCGCTGTGCAGAAACCGAAAGGTAGGGACGAAGGCTTAGGTGGCCAGAGAGGCATGGAAAAGCCTCGCTTGTATTTGGCGATGGAGCCCGGAAAAATAAAAATTGTCAAGGCGAAGAACTGGCGCCATGAAGGGATTAATCCGAACGGAATGATAAGAAGGTGGAAACTTGCAGCAGGATGCAAATTCAGAGTTGAAAGCGACTGGCAAAAAGGCTAAGCGGTTATACGAAGGCATTTTTGTTGTTGGAAGCAGGGTAATAATCAAGAGGACAAAGGCATATTCGAAGAAGCAGGCGAAGATTTTTATGATTCAACAGCTCGCAAAGGAGCTGAAGGTGTCCAATGCAGCGTGTTTGATGCGAGTATTCGATGGACATATCGACAACTACGTCATTGAGGGCGAGGACTAAAGATGCTAACTACATGGAAAATGATAACACAATATACAGGTTTTTCTCGAAATACGATAAAGAGGCTCGTCAAGGAAGAGAGTTTCCCGCTGATTTACATCGCTAGCAGGCCGGTTACTACGAGACAGCAAATTGAGACCTGGATCGAGATGAAGATGGCCGAGGAGGAGAAGCACAAAAAATAAACCATGTCAAGACCTTTTTTCTGGACAAGAAGTGTCAGGAAGTGTCAAGGAGAAAATCGCCGGAAAAACATATGGTATGATCTACTCGATAAAGATCTACGGTCGTCAGGGGAACGCGACAGGATAAAGAGAAGGGGAGAGAGCTAAGAAAGACTGCATCGCCGCAGGAGGGGCGGAAAGAGGACACAGCAGGAGACAGGAGATGGCAGGACCGGGAAAAGGGGGAAGAAAACCAGTTCAGATACCGCTGGATAAGGTCGAAGATCTCGCGGCGAAGGGGTTGACCCAGGAGCAGATATGTCACGTCATCGGGATTAGCCAAGAAACGATGTGCAAGTATAAGAGGCTGAATCCCGAATTAGTTGAAGCAATACAAAGAGGGAAGGCCAGAGGGACGGAGGCTATTGCAAATGTCATATATGAGAAGGCCAAAAACGGCGACTTCGCCAGTGCTGCATTTTTCCTCGAGCGCCGTTGCGGATGGACGCGAAAAGAGACATTGCAGCATCAAGGAGATGAAGAGCAACCCCTGGTAATCGTCATCACAGAAAAGGCAGAGAAGGCAGAGAAGGAGAAATAGGGAAATGGCGGTAATTGGGGGCTCCGGAGTCAAAACGAGAATCGAACTGACCCCGGAGCAGGGCCAGATTTTCTTGCACCCCGCTAGGTGGAAGTGTGTCATTGCCGGCAGGCGCTTCGGGAAGTCTTATCTGGCCGTCACCTGGCTCCTGAGCGCGGCTCTTTCGGCAAAAGACCTGTTATGTTACTACGTCGCGCCAACCTACCGTCAGGCAAAGGAAATTGCCTGGATAACGCTCAAAAGACTCCTGCCGATGAGTCATGTCACTGCCGTGAATGAGTCAGAGCTTTCAATCGTCTTTAGGAATGAATCAAGAGTCAAATTAAAAGGCGCCGAAACATACGATAGCCTCCGCGGCGTCGGCATCGATCGCCTCGTGATGGACGAATTCGCCGACATTGCCGAGGAGGCCTGGACCGAGGTTTTGCGGCCGGCGATGGCTGACAGGCAGGGCCACGCCCTTTTCATTGGCACCCCGAAAGGGTATAACTGGGCGAAAAAGCTCTACGATCACGCCCGGTCCGACCCTGCGTGGGCTACCTGGCATTACACAACCGAGGAGGGGGGATGGGTCAAGCCGGAGGAGTTGGAGGCCATCAGAACCCAGATCGGTGCTGCCATGTTCCGCCAGGAGCATCTGGCAGAATTTGTCGATTTATCCAACAACATCTTCCGGCGGGAGTGGTGGCGATATTACCAGGAGACGCCCGTCACCTACGGATGCATTCAAAGCTGGGACACGGCTTTTAAAAAAGGCGCCGAGGCCGATTATAGCGTCTGCACTACTTGGGGCCTGACTAAGAACGCCTACGTATTACTCGACTTGTGGCGCGGACAGGTGGAATTCCCGGAGTTGCGGCGCCAGGTCCAGGCCCTATATGCCAAACACAAGCCCTATGCCGTGATCGTCGAGGACAAGGCCAGCGGCCAAAGTCTTATTCAGGAGCTCCAGCGCGAGACCGCGATGCCGATTTTCCCGGTCAAGGTCGACTCGGACAAGATTACCAGGGCCAACGCCGTCACCCCCATGATCGAGAGCGGTCGAGTGCTCTTACCGGCGGAAGCCCCGTGGCTGGCGGACTTCCTCGAGGAACTGACGGCATTCCCTCGGGGGGAGCATGACGATATCGTGGACAGCGTCGCCCACGCCCTCAATTATTTGCGCAACTCAGCTATCGGGCCGCCCGAAGAGAGGGTGCTCAAAACCCTTGCTGACATCATGATTGACGCCATTGAGCGTCCCCCGGAGCCGACCTTCACGGACCTAGTCCGGGAACAGTTCGAGTCAGATGCCTTCTGGGAGGGGGAATATCACGCCAGGGAGATGATCTATGACATACGCTGACATCATCACGGTTCTGGCCCTCGTCTTTGCAGCAGCCGCTCTGTTTTTGGCCCTGGTATGGGCTGGATTCATGATGGGCCGCAAGACAATCATCCCCCACTCCGAGCGGAGGGATAAGGTCTTCGACCCGGGCGAGCCTGGGAAGATAGAGTACGACCCCTATGCCGAAGCCATGATGGACAGCCGGGACATCCAGGACCTGAAATAGGGGGGAGGGAGGAGGGGTTATAAAGTGGCAAAAAAAAGCGGCGGTTGTGGTGGCGGCAAGGGTAGTAAAGGCAAAGGCGGTAAGGGCAAATGACAAACACGATGCTGAGTATCTATTGCGAAATCTGCGGCGAGAAGATCGCCACGGCGGACATGCACACTTTGCGGCACCCCCTGAAGGGGAGCCAGTTTTTAACGCCTGACTCCTGGCATGGTTACCCTCCCCCTTTCGATCCGGGGGCGACATGGGAGGAAATGAGATGCCCCTATTGCCGCCGGCGGCCTTTCCTCTCCGCCACGGCGGTGATGACTGGGGACGGCATCTACGAAGTGCCAAGACCTGAAGACAAAAAGGAGGTGACGAGAGAAAGTGAAGCCCAAGACGGCGAAAAAGGCGGCCAAAAAGAAGGCGGCCAAAGAGCAGAAGGCGGCAAAAAAGAAAAAATAACATGTTCTGTGTGCGGCAAGGCATTTGTCTCCAAAGGGGCCCTCCTGGGCCACATGCGGTGGCAGCACCGGTCATCAGGATCAAAGACGGCGGGAAGGGGCAGGTAAGAGATGGCAGACACAGGCACGGCGGAAGGCCTCGATAGGTCGAAAGAGACAAAGCCCGGCAGCGAGCTGTTGCCTCCGGAGGGCGCGGGCGAGAAGATCGCAGTACGCGTCTTCGAGATCCTCAAGGAAATCCTCGACGATAAAGACGCCAGGGGTCTGCCCAGGAGATGGAATCGCAACTACGAGCTGAAACGGGGCAAACACTGGAGGAATGCCGCCGGCACCACCCTGCCGCTCGTAACGGCGAATCTAATCCATGTCAATCGTCTTAGAACAATCAATGTTTTAACCGACAACAACCCCACCTTTGACGTCTCCCGCTTGGGGGACACGGAACAATACGACGAGCAGGCCTTCGACGCAATCCAAAGGTGTGCCGAGTATTGGTGGAACGAGCAGGAGCAACAAGACGTACTCGAGTCCAGCGTCAACAACGGGGAGGACTACGGGATAGCCATAGAGAAGGTAGTCTTCAATCCCGACCTGGAAGAGGGCGGCGAGGTCGAGACTATCGTCGTCGACCCCTTCCATTTCGGCTTCTACCCGACGACCTTGACCGACCCCCGTGACTTGCAGAAGTGCGAGGCTGTGCTGCACTATTATCCGATGTCGCTCCGGGAGGCAAAGCGCCGTTGGCCTAAAGTTGCCGACCGCATCAGAGCGGACGACGACATCCTGAAGGAACTGCGCGACGAACGAACCGAAGTGGCAAGTGGCGGGGGGAAGAGCGGAAACCTGCTGACGACCTTCGCCGCTACCGTCCAGAATTTGGTGAACTTCAACTTGGGCCGGGTCGACGAAAAGACGGACAAGCAGGTGTTGGTCGTCGAGGCGTGGGTCCACGACTACACGATGGTGGCGACGGAGGGCGGCCTCAAAAAGCCGAAATACCCGGGATTCATCAGGTGCGTTACATGTTGCAACGGCCGGCTCGTCCTGGAGGACAGACCCAATCCGAACATCAACCCCAACCTGGACGAGGAGCAGGCCAGGAAGACCTACCTTTATGACAAATACCCCTTCTGCGCCGTAAATTCACATAAAGACACAGCCAGCGCCTGGGGCATGTCCGACGCCGAACAGCTGGAAAAGTTGAACGCGGAA